TTACACCGGCCTATCATCCGCGCCTGTGCTGTTGATAAAGAAAGTCACCCTGCCCAAGACTTCGACCTCTTCAGCTGCGTCGCCTTCTATCGCCTCGCCGTCCTCTGTGATTAATGCTTTTCCCAGAAACCGTGCAAATTGCGTCTGACCGCCACTAAGGATCAGCAGAACCTGCCCCTGCACAAGTCGGGTGACCGGCTCGATCACCGCAAACCCGGATGACGTCTCAAGGATTCTGCTGTCGATGCCAATTCCGCAAATGGTTTCTGGGCAGAGCCTGCGCTCTACATAGTCTGTTGCTGGCGATACGAATCCCATCAGATCACCCTCCCCATGTTTCTCATCATCCAGAGCCGGTTCTGGCTGTCATGCGGCGTCTTGTCGACGAAGAACTCCTGATAACGCTCTATCCAGTCATTGGCGTCGTCCGGCGTGAAATGCCAGTTCCTGGCGCGCAACTCACGTATGAAGTCTTCTGTGTGAAGGCACTGATACCCTTTAGGGTTTAGCTGTATGGCCGCGGTAAAAGCCGCGTTAATTTCTGATTTGCGGGGCATGGTGACCTCTCATTTATTATTACTGTGTATTTATACAGTAGTTTTAAAGAGAGTCCAGGGCAAGGAGGCTGTGCCTATTGATAATTACTGCTGAACATCCTGCTGGTTTTTCGACTGGGCTTCAACCATAACTGTTAGCCAAGCCTTGAGGGCTTGACGTGTACAAGTGGTTTCATCCAGGTCGATTTCACCAGCCCAGTACACAGATTGTTTCTGGATGCAGAGATAAAGGTCGGGCCGACACAGCTAAAAGGCTTGAATAGCGCTGCCAGCAAAAGCGATTGGAAATTATTTTAATGTAGTGTATTTTAGATATCTACCCACATAAATAATGAAGCCCACCTATCATGGACATAATTACCAAACCCACCTACTGGCAACCGGATTATTATGTAGAGCTTTTAAGTGCTTCTGACATTGAAGATAAAGAAATATATTTCCAAAAAATAGTTATTACAGAAAATCTGTATAACCTTATTCTTAATTATTATGAAAATAATAATTTTTTTTGGAAGCAAACCACTTCTATAAATGCTAATGATAGCATTTCTAAAACAATAAGTTACGGGTTGTTATTTAGTTTATGCAAAGAAACAGATATCAACCACTCAACCTCTTACTATATAAATCAATACAATACAGAGAACGCACCTGAGGGGAAAACATTTTCAAAAACACCTGAAGACCAGGCGCACATTGAAAAAATAACCTTTTTAAAAAGCCAGCAAGGAAGTTATTACTCTATTTACAGACTTATTGCAGGGATTTTGAAAAAATACCATTTTGAAATATTATCCATCACCGTTTGGGAACACTACCTTCGATATAAATTCAGCCCGGAAGTAACTGGAAGAACTTCACTGCTCAGTTGTGTGGCTATAGATGCTTTAAAAGGATACAAGCAACCTAGACATACAACACACTCCTCAAGTGCTTTGTATGACACTTTTTCAGGTGATGGGAGCAATAATACATACCTTGGTGATGGATTATGGATTTCCCCTTCCGGTGATATTTCTGACGAAGGGCGTTGAGCGTCAAATAAAGCGTGTGCTGTTACGCTTTAAGCGTCTGCATTTCATATTGTAGCTGGGCGACCTGCGTACTCAGCATTTCGATTTTTGCAATCGCATGATGCAGCGCCAGCGCCGTATCCATCATTATGACATTGTTATCCAGCGCAAGGGTGTCGTCTTTATCACAACGATTCCCGTCCTCATCGAACTCAGGTGCAGCAGGAACCAGCTTCACATACTCACGGTCAATATCACGTAAAGCATCCTGAGCAATTATCCCCCGACGTGCCCGTTCGAAGTAATCCCCGTTATACACGAACGTGCAGGGTTTCAGCTTCCTGATGTTCTCGTAAGATGCCTGGCCGTCGTCATAGGTGATATCGTGCTTCAGAGTGGCATCAGAGGTCGCTGACTTCTGATAAGTGTAGTTGCCAGCAAATCCACCATCGCCACTTGTCGAAGTGACAAAATCCCCGTTGGCTGGGGTGAAATACCAGTACCGTATCTTGGACCCACTATCTCCGAACTGTGTTAGCGCAGTGTTAGCCCAGGCGCCCAGCCCGTTACCAACATTACCCCACATCGATCGGAGGTTATACCCACCACCATGTTGATACCCCCAGGAAAGGCCAGCTATAGCCCCGTTACCCGGAGAATCCGTGGAGGTTTCCGCGTAATAGGAGGCATAGTGGGCCTGTGCTGAGTTCCACCACGAGCTCACGGCTGGACCGCCCATATACAAACGTCCCGGGATTTGCACATTGCCGTTGGACATGAAGTCGAAGTAGTTGTTCTGCGCGGAGTCAGTACCGCCCGCATTTTGCAACACCACCAGTCTGGCAATGGAGTAGTTCCATTCGATGCGTTTCACGATCTGGAGTTGGGCGGATATCTTCTCAACGCCATTTACGGTGTACTGTGACTTTATGTATCCGCCATAAACCGTACTCCCGACCCCCGGCAGAGACGCGTCATTGATGGTGGATGTCCAGGCAGCAATGGCCCTGCTTAATTCAGCTGTGTCTATTCTGTTTGCCATAACTTAACTCCTTACGCCCAGACGCGAGCCGGTGTTTTCGGTTTAACCACAAAGTCGTTCAGCCCGGATAAATCGAGCGAGTCATTCATGACCCGCAAATTGACGTGATAGCCGGGTTCAGTGGTGAACTTAATAATTTCGTTTTCTTCACCGGGATTGATAACTTCAGCAGGAACAGTGATAACGCCAACGATATCCAGGCTGATATCGGGGTGATATAAACCACCCTGCCCGTTATCATCCACAAACCCCGCCGCGATTAACTGCGTGCGCATTTCGGTAGCGTCGGCAAATAGCAGATATAAATCCATCATTAGCGGAGTCCATTAATCTGATTAGGGGTTAATACGCGGTGCCATATACGCAGATTGCGAATGTGGCCGTTTAGCATTCGAACGCCAGAAGCATTAGAGCCTGCGCCCCTACCTAAATAAATTCGCTCCGTGACGCTTGGGTGCAATCCCGGCTCGGGCCTGGTCACTGGCGTAGGGCTTCTGCTGGCGTTCCCGTTAACAAGGGCGCTGATATTATTCCCGTCAAAGGTTGCTGCTATTCTATAAACCTCGCCATCGTCCACCCTCTGATCAAAAACATTAAAGGTGGCCGGGCCGTATGCAAACAAATACTTGCCCACGTTCGACGTTGAGGAATCAAGCATTAACATTCCGAACTCTGTAGTCGAAGGATAGAAGGCTAAGATCCCGCGCCTGCTGTTTGCTGTTCCATCTGATACCGTTTCACCGTTGCAGTGCATTTCCACTGAAAACGTGATCGGGCCGGGGTAGTTGTCATTTCCTGTGCGTTGCAGGGTGCAATCGTCTGCCGCTCGGGTTGCTGCTGATCCTGTAGTCGGAATATATGAGGAGCTTAAGCCCGCTTCGAGTTGCGGCCCATATAGATAAACACCGACGCCAGAGGAAAGAGAAACGGACGGCCTGCGGCCATCTGTTAATGAGGAAATTAACTCCACTCCCGGATCTGCCGATGAGTTGCCAGTTAAATCACCATCTATACTGGTCACAGCTATAATTCTCCACCAACGATTAGCCATGGAAATAGCTTTGGCATAAAGAAGGTTGTTGGTCCCTATCTCACCAGTCGATAAATCAACGTTTAAATATTTATTACTAACACCCGCCGAGCCGCCCAGCCAGCGAAGCTGAATAAGGTTATGAGAGTCAGCTTTCGCAAAAACAGAAAATGAACAATATCCACCTACAGATAATCCAGAAATGGGTACCGAAATCGCCGATCCTGCTGGTGCGTTCGCTACGCCTGCTGAAGCAAGTCTCGTTACACCGTTAGTGGCTCCATCAGGAGATATAACGGCAGCTTGTGTAACAGTAGTATTAGCCACTCTCCACGATGACGTTAATTGAGAATTTGGAACGAGATTAGTTCCCTGCCCTTCAATTAATAAACCCTCCTTCTCAAAACGCGGCTCGTTAATTGCTGCTATTCTAAGCACCCCGGATTTATCAATATAAGTCGCTGTAGTTGCCCGACTAAACGTTAGTGACTTTGTTGGTAGCTCCAGTACCTGCCCGGAAATCGTCAGCCGGTCATAAGGCGCGGAACCCGCCAGCAGGCGCGTGTCATCATTCAGCGGCAACCAGACGTCAGGGAACGGAGCCTCCTCGTAAGGTACAGACGTCAGCAGCTGCGCCGCGGCCAGTGATGCTGCGGCACTGCTGGCGCTATTAGCAGCATTGGTCTCCGACGCTTTGGAATTCGTCTCAGACGTTTTCGCGTTCGTCTCTGAGGTTTTGGCATTCGTTTCGCTGGTCTTGGCTGCTGAAGCGCTGCTTGCCGCAGCAGTCTTAGACGAGTTCGCGTTCGTCTCTGAGGTCTTTGCGTTTTTCTCTGATGCTGCCGCTGCAGCGGCGCTGGCTCCTGCCGCACCCGCCTGGGCGATCAGCTTCGACCAGCTGGGACCCGTCTTTTTCGAACCGTCAGCCAGGGTTACGGTGACGTCGCCGGTGCCCGATAAAATCAGGTCCTGGTTGATGATACTGCTTTGCGCCAGGCGAAACCCTTCCGTGACGGCTTTCGCTAAATCGTCATCAAGTGTGGCCATTCGTGATGTCCTTAAAATGAAAAACCCAGCCGGAGCTGGGTTGGATGGTCTGAGGTTGTAGGGATCAGGAGAAGGAGCCGGTACCGCGAGTCACAGTGATAGTTGGTGCATAAATTGCCACGGTTGCATTACTGGAAGAAACGAAAATGTTTGCGTCGATACGTTGCCCGGTCAACCCAGTTGCAGCATGACGTGCTGTGAACCATAGCCCACCAACAGGAACGTCGAAAGTGAACGTGCGAACGTTACCCGCGATAGTTATGTTAACTGTACTCCCGACCGCGCCTGTAGTCCCTCGGACATATATCAACGCCTCCATGACGGCGTTTTTATTCAGCCCGTTATTGCTGGAGTCGGTGTATGCCATGGCTACACTGGTAGAAACGGCATTGTTAGACCGGTTGCTGGAGTCGGGATACACCCCTGTGTTGGCGACATCCCCAATGAAAGATGTCGCTTCAACCGTGCCCTTGAAGCTCCCGCTGGTCGCCTCTACTCTGCCTCTAAAACTCCCGTCGGTGGCATAGATCGTGCCGCGAACGGTCACGCCGTTGAACGTGGCATACCCGGATTTATTGATATGCCAGCCGACATTGCCGGTCCCGTCCCAGTTGCTGGACTGGATGTAATTCCCGATCTTGCCGTTGTCGATAGAACCGTCCTGGATGAATACCGAACGCATGAACATCTGGCCGCCGGTCGAAGCAAACACCAGTTCCTGCCCGTTCGTCGTCGGGTTATAAACCGCGAACGTATCGGCAGAAATCAGGAAGTTTGAGGCCCCTGTGCCGTCAATGCCCAGCTGGATACCCGCGATGCGTTTAACGCCGTTCGCCTCCACCTGGACTTTAACGCCCCACTGCGCACTCAGCTTACCGTTGATGTCAGCAACAGCCTGGCTGGTCGTCTGGACATTGGCATTTGTTTGCCCAATAGACGCTGTGACCTGCTCAATGCTGGTCGCGGTAGCGCTCTCCAGATCCGTAACGGCTTTATCAATGCGCGTGATGGCGGCGGCGTTGGTCTGGCCGTTTTGCTCAACCGTGGCCTTAAGCGTCGTAACCTGCTCAGCTACAGCGCTTGTGGCATCCGCGGCGGTCTTCCGGGTCTCGGTGATCTCGGCCATTGTTTTCGTTTCGCCAACGGCAAACGTGACGCGCTGATCCGAAAACGCAAAGAAGTTGGCAATGGCATTGCTGACGCTGCCGACAATGCCTGCGTCGCGGCTGGCCGTGTTACCGTCCACATCCACTTTCAGGCTGTCGATACGACGCCCCAGCGCGGAGTCACCATCCGTGCGGGCCGTGGTTTCCGTGCTGATGTCAGCCGTGTTCTTGTCAGTTGTCGCCTTAACCGCAGCCAGCGCGGTAGTCTGCGCCTTGTTGTTATCAGCGACGGCTTTATCGATGCGCGTGATATCGCCGGTATTTTTCCCGACAGTGGTCTGTAGGCCAGACAGCGTAGTAGCCTGCGCCTCCTGCTCTGTCGTCAGCGTTGCCAGCTCCTGCGTCACGCTGGCTTTGTTGGCATTAACGGTCGCTTCCAGCGCCGTCCGGGCTGTCACCTCCGCTTCCTGCGCCGTGATGCGCGCCTGGCGTTCGGTGTAGAGCAAGCCCGAGGCCAGCTTCGACGGGTCATCACCGGTGTAGCCGCCCCGGATCTGCGTCGCCAGCGTTTCTCGCGCTGTGGCTTCCGCCTGGTCGCCCTGGACACGGGCTGTCGTTTCCTGCTGCAGCGCCGCCATCCCTGCACCGGGCGTAGGCCGTCCGAGCGCCACCCAGTCAATCAGGTAGTAGTTCGTCGCATCCTGCTTAGTGGACAGATCCAGCCTGAACTGATTCATCGTGGCTTCAGTCAGCCAGGGGATATTATCGAACTCCAGCGTGGCGATGCCGTTCGCGTCGTATGCAGGCTCAGCGACAGTTAGCATGTTGGTGTCGTTGAAGCCACCGGTACCCCGCCACCGCAGCTGCCCAGCCCAGCCCGGCGCCCCGAACTTCCTGATGCGCATTTTAACGAAGCGATAGGACGACGGGTTAACACCCAGTGAGCCGGGAGACGCCACCCACGGATCGGTGGCATGGTTCGCCGGGCGTATCCAGCCGTCAACAATAGTCGGGGTCCCGTTCCCGGTCCAGCCCTCCACTGTCGAATCGAAATACCAGATTTTGAGTGGGTCAAACTGTTCACCAGTACCTGCAGAAATCTGCGCCATCATCTGCGCCAGTGATTCGGTGGTGGTCTGGATCGTCTGATTGACGTTACTGATATCCGCGACGCGCGCGTTCTTTTCGATCAGCAGCGCCTGGCCGCGCGCCGTTGCCTCGTCGGTGATGGCTTTCTTACGGTCCGTGACTTCCTGTGCCAGCCCCGCTTTGGTCGCCGCCGACTCTGTTGAGACTTTGCTGATGTCATCGCGTGCTGACTGAATATCGTCGCTGAGATCGGCGATATCCGAGGTGAGTTCCTTATACGCGTCTGTCTGTTTGATCTGGTTGTCGATATCCACCAGGTAATCAGCTGCAACCGAGCTGCTGCTGCCCTGAATGAAGTCAGTCCAGGCCGACTGGTTACCGGTACGGTCGATAAGGCGCGCACGGTACCAGAATCCCACCCCGGCTTTCAGGCCCAGCTGCTGATACATGTGTTGTGGATAAGGCACATCCGTAAGCAACATCGCATTCGTGCCAGCCGCATCCGTGGAATACTGAATCTCCGTCTGCAGGGTATCCGCTGTATTTGCAGGAAAATCCCAGTCCAGCTGTACGCCCCAGAGTAATGGCGTGGTCCGAAAGTTAACGGGTACCGGTGGCGCTCCTGTTTTACCTGTTAACGTGACTTCCAGCGATGTGGCCCAGCTCGAGGAAATCTCGGCTGCATTGATGGCCCGGACGCGCACCAGATAGCGCCCGGCATAAATGGCAGCCACCTCAAACGAGGTGGTGGAGCTGCGCGGTACGTTTACCCAGTTTCCGTCATTGCGGCGCCACTGAGCCTCATAGGCAATGGCGTTCGGTGCCGGGTCCCAGCTGGCGCGCATGGTTTCGATGCTGATTCCCTGATTCACCATCGAGTAGGAACTGATGACAATGTTTCCCGGAGCAAACTGGTTACCGGGAGGGATCATGCTTACCGGACGCTGGTCAATGATGGCGCCAGTATCAATACGGGCATACTTATCTGGATCATGCCATGCTCCGGCAATCGAGAATGTGCCATCGTTATTATCTTTGACGCTTATAACCCGGTACTGCTGGGCGTAGAGTTCGTCAGATTCCACCACCCAGACGCTTTCTGCCTGCGGCGTTTCGCTGTATGCCGTACTGACCGTTACGGCCTTGCCATTTACCGCCTGAATGGTACGGCTCTGGGATGCCCCGGAAGGCAGGTTCAGAATCAGGCGATTCCCTGCCGTGGCATCCGGTACGCGGTCCAGTGTGATCACCCGGCCATTCACCGCGCTGATTCGCCCGCCGGTGACCTTCCCTGACAGCATTTCATCAGCGACGGCGATGATGTACCCGGGCTGAGGTATGTTGCCATCCAGACCAACGTCAAACGATACGATGCGATCCTTGTTGTTGGTGAGAATGCCCCAGCGGCCTTTACGGTTCGCCTCCGACTGCCGTGTGCAGCCAATGGCCGTCATTTCCAGCTGATTAAATCCGTAGCGCGCCACCAGCGCCTGCTCAAACACCGGTTCCATCGCGTCAGCGTAGGCGTTAGCGGGATCGGACCAGGACACCAGCGCCGTGGTATAGCGCGTTTTCGTGGTGCTGCTGGCGTAGGTAAATCGGCCATCAATGACGTTGGCGCGGGTGTAGCTGTAATCCACATCCCGAGGCATATCTGCCAGGGCCACGATCTGATCGCCGCCCCAGTACGTCATACCCCGGAATATGGCCGCAAAGTCACGAAGAACGGTATAGGCGTCGTTCCGGTCCTGAATGTACACGTTGCAGATGTACCGCGGCTCGGTACCGCTGCCGCCCTTCCCGTCCGGTACCGGCTGATCGCAATACTGGGCCACCTGGTACAGCATCCATTTGTCGATATTCGCCGCCGTGAGCCGGTGGCCCAGGCCGAACCGGTCGGATACAACCAGGTCGTAAAAAATCCACGCCGGGTTATCGGTCCACGCCCACTTAAACGCACCAGTCCAGGTGCCGGTGTAGGTGCGGGTTTCCGGGTTGTAGGTATCAGGTACGCGGATCACACGCCCGCGCGGCTCACAGGATATCTGCGGGATTGAGCCGTTAAACTGGCTTGAATCGAATTCGATATACAGCAGGGCTGTGTTCGGGTAGCGCAGCTTGGCGTCGATCACTTCAGTGAAGCTTTGAAGGGTCATCGTGTCGCCGATCTTCGCGCTGTTTGCATCAGCGGTCAGCTTGCGCAGGCGAATAGTCCAGGTGCTGCCCGCCTGAGGCAGATCGATACGGTGGCTGCGCTCATAGCCGGATGTGGTTTTACCGGTCACGCTGGTATTCAGCACCGTCTGCCAGGCTCCGCCGTCGGTCTGCAGGTCAATCGCATAGTTAACAGAGTTACCGACCAGATCGCCGTCGTTCTCCTGTTTGAACAGCGAGGGCCATTTCAGGCGAAGACGAACAGCCGAGAGCTGGGTATTGGTAAACGTGCGCGTCCAGGCGGTGGCACTTGATACTTCGGTGCCGACGGTGATTTCGTTTTCTGTACCCGGTATGCCCTGGATATAGCTCTGTGCCTGGTTACCCGGGCGAAACTCCCACACCACCCCGCTAAAGTTTGGCGATCCGTCTGCGTTCTCCAGCGCGGTACCATCCAGATAAATATTTTTACCGGTGAGTTGGCCAGAGAACTCTCCCTCTCCCAGAGCTATCAGAATTTTGGCCTTCGCTATAGATTGGAGATCATCGGGTTGTTCGGTGGGTGTGCGTGATTTAGAGCCACCGCCTTTGCGGCCCCTGATAGCGGTTGCGTTTACCATATTGCGCCCATAAAAAAAGCCACCCTGAGGTGGCCTGAATGAAAGGATTATTGTTACTGCTGATCTTCGACGTAAATGCCTGCGGAGATGATCGCGCCGCCGATGCGCCGACGTCCGTAAAGCAGGGGAACCGGATAACCCTGTGCTGCGGTGTTCGTTACGCCGCCGAACGCATATGAGGCCCGGTTATCGGCATCCTGCTTACTGGCAAGTCCTGCGGGTTGAGGAGAAAGCATCTGGATCACACCACCAGCCATAAATCCGATACCAGCGGTAACCATCCCGCTACCTATGACGCCACCAACTCCAGTCCACGAGGTCATTACGCCAACAATTGCGCCCGTAACAACAAGTACCGCGCCCAAAACGGTTTGCAAAACCCCAGCTTTTTTACTTCCGATAACCACAGGCACAATACGAATCACATCTTCTGTAATTGGGTATCCCAGGTCATCTTCGCCAATATTTTTCTTTCCTTTGAAAACAGCATAAGTAAGGCCGCGGCGATCACTGGTAATCATAAATTTTTCAAACCCTGTGATTGTTGCCGCTAAAGCTCGTGTAGCTTCATGAACTGTACTTATCAATCGATGATGGGTCTTACCAAATGTCTTACCTAAGATGCCCCCAAGTTCGATTTTAACCATGTTTTCGCTCATGCTTACCTCATAAAAAAAGGCCGCCTAAGCGACCTTAATTTTGACGAATGTTTTACTCAACTTGCCACATCCTATACTGACCTGCAGCCCCAGTTTCTGTTTTGTATTCTTGATAATGCCCGTTAGCGATGACATTTAAAGATTTTCGCCACTCTGTTAGCGCGCATTTGAATCTCACTGAAAGCGTATGCTCACCATTTGGCAAATAAACATCAACATATTGATTTTGCTGTAACCCTGCCACTTCTTTTTCATCAACGTTCAACACTAATGGACAGTTCTCGCCCAGCCCCGATCCAGATAGTTGCTGTATACGATGCACCCTGACTTTGGTAGATGCAGTTTTACTATTTAAAAATGATGAATCATAAATAATACTCGTTGCCTCATACGGCTTTGAGGCGCATCCAGATAATACGAATATAACTAAACTAAAAAATATATTTTTCATTTTCTCCCCCTTAAAGAATTGCAGGAAGATTAGCACAGGGCTTTATATCTCAAAACTTTCATGGTTCTTTCCTGCCAATACCCACCATACGGCACGCGCTGGCTCAGGTGTCCGTACAGATGGTGCAGCAGCATATTCCCTTCTAGCAGAATCCCCGCGTGATTCCACTTGTTGGCCTGAACCTGCATGATCACCATATCACCTGGCTGCGGCGCGCTGTCGAATTCCCGGAATCCGCATTCGTACCAACATTCCTGGTAGAAATTATCCGGGTACTCGTCCTCCCACCAGGGATAATTTACCCGGTAGTCATGTAGCTCGATGCCGTGTGTCTGTCGGAAATAGCTCATCACCAGCCCCCAGCAATCGTACACACCCAGGACGAATGGCCGCTCAATGAGGGGGATCTCTCCCCGGGGCATGATGGTCCGTAAGTCACCTTCCGGCCAGTTGACGATGTGCCAGGGTAGCCCGTTGATGTCACACTGGGCCTTATCCGTTTCGCTCGGCTGGGTGGTTGCATCGGGGTGGCTGTGAACGATGGCGGTCACCGGTCCCCATTCTTCGGCTGTGGCGTAGTCTTCCGGGCAGAGGACAAAATTGTCCTCTGGAGTCGTGGCCAGATTACGGCAGGGAAAATATCGCTCTACCCGGCTCTTCTGCGCTACCACGCCGCAGCACTCGCGCGGATACTCTTCCGCAGCGTGGGCCATGATGGCCGTGACAGTCTTTTTACGCATGTTAACTCCTGATCAATGAGGTGCCCGGGAAACCGCCGAATGAGAGTTCGTTATTTTCACCGAACCGAAGTTTACAGGCAGACAGAGTGCCGTTGCATTCGTCCAGAGAAGGATCACTGACCGGATTGTTGTTTTTGTCGAAATAGCGCGAACCGGCGTAATCGCAACCATCACCGGTACGGTATTTATTACGAATGCACCAGGTGCAAAGAGAATGGAGCTGGCGCGTCGGTATCATCAGTCCCTGTAGATCCATCGGGCTAGAAAGCGTGAACTCTACAACCTCATTCGTTTCACTGCTCTTTGCGTCGATATAAAAAACCTTCAGCTTTTCCTGTGTCGGATCGGCCGTCGTATTGCCGCCAGTGAAGTTTTTCGCGTCAAGATATTTACCCAGCGTGTCATGGATAGTCACCTTCGCCTGCAGCATATCGTCATAGGCCAGACACAGCGCCGTGATTGAACCGTCGAGGTTAGCTACTGATAATTTCGGTTGAGCGCTGCTCCCACTGGTGGAAGCCTCGATCCCCTCAATCTGACAGGGCCACGCTTTATATTCCTGCCCCTGCCACCAGAGTGATTTTGCCGGCAGCTTATTCTCATCCCCGCCGGCAGCGATAATTTCTGCTTCAGTGTGTGCGAGGCTGTAGCTGTGAAACCGCAATACCTCACCCGTACCAAAGGCCGTGCCATCGACTTCAAACACCCTGACTTCATTGCCGGGTTCGAGTTTCTGATAATCTGCGTTAAGACTCATGGTCGGAATGCCTGTATGAATGTTGCTTCAAGGTTGAACTTCCCGGCACCGAGGCCAGTGGGCTTATAGGTTTCGCAACGATAAAGCCCCAGCGCCTCCAGCGGTGGTTTCCACTGGAACGCCTTAGTTCCGCCGTGCCTGTCGAGAAAGGATTTAATGGCGGCGATATAGGACTCATTCCCTGTGAAATTGAGCGTCCATTGCTGGCTTCTGGGATTTAACCCGTCACCCGATACCTGCTCATATCCATCGCCAAACTGCGCTTTCCTGGTTCTGAACGTCGTATCAGCTTCAGCGTTAATGCGCGGGCACCATGAAAAAGTCTCTAAAGCCATTTTTAGCGGCCTCCTCGTGTCGCATTCCAGATATCACCGCCGGGGCTGATATCACGCATGAGATTCTGTTTGTACCGCTGATCCACAAACCGTCCGATCTCGGCACCGAATTGCTCCAGCCCCGCTGAGGTTTTGGTTGTGGTGTTACCGTTGCCGTCGATTGTGATATATACCTGCGGCGCGGAAGATGTCGCCTGGCCACCGCCGCCGCCAACAGCCCGAACACCGAGCGATCCATCCGGCGCGCGTGTCAGCGGCATGATTGCCTCTGGCCCTGCCTCCCCCATGATTCCGGCCCCGCCTTTTGCAAAGGCAAACATGGTAGGGTTCCTTACGATCCCGTTGCTGAAGGCGCTAAGGGATGGTGAGTCGTAAACCCCACCCTTCGCGTTTAACTGGAAGTTAGAGCCATAGCTGGAAACCGCTGTGCCGGTACTTGCTGCCGCACTGGCACCGCCGCCGAAATAACTGGCAACTCCACCCACCAGAGAGCCGAATAAGCCAGAACTGGAAGAACCGCCGCCCATCGCGTTCACCACCGCCATTTGCAGGGCTACCTTTTCGATGATCTGCAGAACGGAGACGCCCCAGGCTTTCCAGCTAACTTTATTGCCTTCAAGCATTGAGGTTACGTTACTGAAGGCGCTGTCCATTGTGGTTTTGACACCATCTGACACGGTGCCAGATACGTTGCTGATTTCGTCGAGCCAGTTCGCATAACCGCGTGATACACCTGACCTCCAGTCAGATTCGGCCTCAGCAATGGCTTTATATTTTTTATTCAGAGCATCAAGCGCGGCGGCGCGCTGGGCGATAGCTTCGGTGCCGCCGTCGGTTTTGGCGAAAACACGGTTAATCTGCTGTGTTTCGTCGAACCGGTTGCGCTGCCGATCGCTCATAGCTGCGGTGTCTGTGGTGAGGGTTGCATCGTCTCGGAACTTCCGGGCAGCATCCGTCAGATCCCGGAGGGCGTCAGCCTGTTCACGCTGTTTGCGAACATTTTCGTCTGCCTTCTGATTCCACTTTGCCAGCTCGGCAGATGAGGCCTGTATTGCGCGCCGCTGTTCGTCAGTCCACTTGGTGCCAGCCTGATGAGAGGCTGCGTACAGTTCGGAAGCTTTTTCGCCTTCGGTGGCACGTACGCGCTGAACATCTATGGCCACACTGAGATCGGCCATTTTGCGGGTGTACTGTTCGGCCTGGCTCGCAGCTTCTCGCTCTGCTTTACCCTGGGCCTGAGAGGCAGCTGTTGAATCCTTTTTAGCCTGAGCTGAGGCAGCATCCTTTTTGGCAGCCTGATCCTTGTTGTAGATGTACTGGGTATAAAGCGCTCCGGTTAGCTTAAGGTCTTCTGCTTCATAGACGTGCTGCTGATGTAATTTTTCCAGCCCGCTAAGGCTCGCCATTTCGTTATCACGTCGTGACCGCTCGAGCGCTGTTTGCTGCTGAGGCGTGGCGTTCGCCATTGATACAACCGGACCTGCATACTGCGGAGGTTTTGCACCTGCTGTGGCCGACATCGAGCGATTGAGAAGATCGTAAGCCCCTTTCAGGATAGAGACGGCGCCTGCCTGCTCAATGGCTTTCTGCGTCGCCAGATCGCTGGCTTCGTTCACCAGCTTTTGAGTCCGTTCAACCTTTGAGGCAGCCTGTTCGCGCTGATATTCCAATTGATTAAGCTTGTCAGTAAGCTCAACGTTTTTGGCCGTGATGTCAGCCTGATCCATGAAGGTGTTGATCAGGGTAAGAGTCGGGTGGCGATTATAATCCTGCTGGATCTGGTCCACTGCCTTAAGGCTGTCTTTCACTCGCCTGATTTGCGAGTCGAGATCAGCCAGGTCCTGTTTCTGAGCCTGCAATGATGTCCGGGCATCTGCCGCAGTGGAACGCAGCCCCAGAACCGACATCTGCTGCAGTTTTGTGTTGATCTCGTCGAGGTTGTTGGCAAACCCCACTGCTTCACGGTGTACCTGCTGGGTATGCTGATACAGACCGTACATCGCCGCACCTGCACCGATAATAACGCCTGGCCAGCCACCGAGAATGCCCAGCACACCACTACCCAGGCGGGTCATCACTGAGGCTGTATTGGTGAGGTTGTTAACTGCTGATGCCCTGCCTGCAAGAGCTGCATTAAGCGAAGCCTGAGCGGCCGCAAGATTACGCTCGGCGACAATTTGCGCCTCAATACTCGTTGCCGCTGCGCGTGCCTGTTGTGCCCGGTAGACAGCCTGCCGACCAGCAGCAACGCTGACCTGCGCACCGCGAACCTGTGCCTGCGCCAGCGCAACCTCTGCGGCTGTGTTAGCGAGCACAGCACGGGTAGACTGCCCTACGCTGCCGACCATGTTCCCAAAATAGCGAGCCAGGCCAACCCCCACCAGCAGCCCCGCAGTATTTGCTACATCATCGATGTTGTTAGCCAGACCATCCAGCACGCCAGAAAGCGTGGAGGATGCCCCGACTGCATCATTCGCGCCACCTACCCAGGCGAGAAATGAGTTCTGCACTTTCTGTGCAGAACCGCTGATAGATGCCGGCAGCGTATCGAACTCCTTTCTCAGGATCTCAACATTAGTCAGTAGCGGGACGATTTTATCCGTAGTCAGCTCGCCATTGTTGGCCATATTGCGCAAGCCGCCAACGGTGGTGCCCAGGCCATCAGCAAGAAATTTCGCAAGACGACCACCGCTCTCCATGATTGCATTAAACTCCTCCCCACGCAGAACACCGGAGCCCAACGCCTGGCTTAGCTGCGTGATAACAGAACTCGCCTCTTCCGTACTGGCGCCGGACAGCTTCAGTGAGGTGGCAACGGTTTCCGTTACCTTTGCAACATCTGCAGAAGCGTAGCCTGCATCACGTAAGGACTGAGCGATACGGCTGTAAAGATTGCTGTTCGCTTCGAGAGAGGTTCCGGTGCGCTGGCTGATCTCCATCAGTACGCGCTGGGATTCCACATAATCCTCGCTGGAAGACGATGCCAGGCGAAGACGACCGTTCAGTTGGTTCCATGTATCAGCGAATGCAACAAGTTGATGCGTGGCAAAAGCGCCCGCCCATGCACCGGCAAGGCCAGCGGCTGAGGATCGAACTGTTGCGAGTTGTGAGTTCAAATCTGCCAGTGAGCGTTGTGTTTCTCGGGTGGCCGCTGCTGCCTTTTTCCCGCCCTGCTCCATAGTGCGGTAGTAATCTGTCCCCATGCGGGAAGCTCGGGCGATCTCTGACTGGAAAGAAGAGGAGTTCGCCGAAATTTTGATTATTAGCTCGCGCAGCGTTGCCATATTTCACCCATAAAAAAGCCCGCAGCCGCGGGCATTAAAGACTGGACATCCATTCTTCAAGTTCAGAGACTTCATCGCTTTCTTCCTGCTCTCCCCACTTCAGCATCACTTCGGGAATAGTGAATTTTCCGCCCTGAGAGTTCAGCATCGCAACGGAGATTTGTGCCGCCTGCGCGTCGGCGCGCCAGTCGCCAATCGGACTGATGCGGTCAAACTCGATCCACATTTTCAGTTCGCTGGCGGTGATGGTCTGGCGCAGCTCCTGCAGGGTGCGCCCCAGCCGGAGCGCCAGCGACATCAGGAAGAAGGTCAGCGGCTGCTTTACGGCTTTCCCGCTTCTTCCTGGCTCATTCCGAGGCCGAGAGCCTGCGCCAGCAGTCGGGCGTGTACCGGTCCGTAAATTTCAGAAACCTGTGCCTGATCGTCATCGCCAAAAACGCGCTCGCCGTTTTCATCCAGCAGAACGTCAATAAACAGAACGACGTCGGCCTCTTTATTGCGCAAAAATTTCTGTGATTCGGTCAGGATGGGTGGCTCTTCACCTTCCGGGATCTGAGGATTGACGATTTCACGGAACTTTACCCAGGCATCGCCGGAGGGTTCGCGCAGTGTGACCTGTGCTCCGTCCCATTCGGGCACCGTAACGCCCGGTTTTGTGCGGTACGCTTTTGATGCAGTAAGCGCCACGTTGCGTAGTGAATTCTGTGAAGTCCTTTGCGCCATTTCATTCTTCTCTTTTTACAGGATAGGGGATTAAAAAAGCGGCCGAAGCCGCTCAGGAACCAGATGCGGAAATGCGCTTAGGCTTACCGCGAACACGCAGCGAATAGGTTGCCCCAACAACGGATGAGGTTGCCGCAGACCACGAACTCTGGCGAACCTCCACCAGCACATAAAAACCGTTGCCCGAAGGGAACACCACACGCAGCACGCGCAGCTCATCGTTTTCATATGCAGTCTGCAGCGCTTCCTGTGCTTCTTCTTCACCTACCCAGTTACGGGTGATACTCATTTCTGCCGGCGCGGCAAGTCCGTTGGTTTGCTCCTGTTCGGTTGAACACAGTGTGGTGACGTCGATATCACCCTTCTGGCCGCCGGTAAAGGTGATCTCCTTCGTTGCACAGGCCGCTTCCAGCCATGTAACGCCAGCTCCCGGGAAGGTGGAAGAAATAAAATCCGCGGCGGTTACAGGCGCGTCGGAGACGGCAACGGTCATCCCCTTTGTAACTTCATACTTACTGGTCATGATTTCTCCAGATTAAAAAAGCCGCCCTGAGGCGGCGGTATAAGTTTATTGCCAGATCTGAATTTCCAGGGTGGCCCGGTAAAGCCCGGTATCTGGCTCGTAGCCGTTGATCTCGTTTAGCCCGACAGGATGCAGATCGCCCAGAGCAGCTTTAACCTGATTACGCAGCTCCCGGGCGTCATCAATTGACGAGGCCCAGGCGTCAACCTGAACGGTGCTTGCTGTTTCTGCCTGTCCGCAAAAAACATCTTCGCTGACTGAACTCGGGAGCAGATAAATCACCCACGGTGCTACGGTACCCAGCGGCGCCACGTAAGGAAAAACGTTACCCTCTGCCAGGGCGCTGAGACGCTGATAAATATCGGCTTCGGTCATTTCGCCAGTACCTCATCAATGGCCTGGTTCATTCGGGCCATGGCTACCCGTGTCGCCTCTTCCTGGCGGGTATCGAATGCCGGGCGAACGAAGGGGTGCGCAGGCATATTTGACGTACCGAGTTCCACGAAGCGCCAGTAAAAGGCATTGCGCGGGTCGGACGCCTTCATGCTGTTATCGCTGTTGTTGGTGCGCATATTACGACCACGAATATGGACGCCAGAGGAAATTTCACCCCGGCGGCGCCCTTTCTGGGTCACCACAACCACGTTTTTTTTCAGTTTCCCAGTTCGTTCAGGGGCGCGATTTTTAACCTCTTCTTTCAGGACCTCGGCGCTGGCTCGGGTGGCATCGCGCAAAACCTTGTTATTTTCGGCTCTGCTGAGCGCCTCCAGATCCTGCGCGATATCGGCCAGACCTGAGAAATCAAGACTCGTTGAAATCACTGTTTCATCCCCTTCTCGCAAAGTAATTCCAGCCTGGTGCCGTTCTCTGCTGAGATAGCCGACTTAATGTCATATATCTCACCATCTCCGGTAGGCGGCAGATGAAGGGCACGCCATCCCGTGGTTACGGGAATGCCTGGATAACGACGCATCCAGATCCGGGTTGTGGTGCTGCTCAACTCTGCGCCGCCGTCCATCATCTCCCGGCCCGATACATCCGCGACTTCTGCCCGAACCGAAGCAACATCGACCCAGCCGGTTGCAGGCTGTCCGGACGGTAATCGCCCGGTTGCCGGTTTCTGAAGGATTACCCTGTGCCGCAAACGTCCCGCTTTCATAGGCCATAAATCCGGTAAGGTTGAAGGAGTGCTTCAGTGGATAGGGCCAGTGCAGATGTCACATTCCCAACGTTTATAGCTTCGCGATTTGCGTACCAGTGACCAATCAGCATCAGCATAGCTATTTCGATATCCTCGCCATAAAGCAGTGCGTCCGAATCGGCCTGATAAAGCGGATCATCAGCTTTTTCATAAAGCCGACGGCGGGTCCATTTTTCAACGTAGCGTTCCGCAGCTTTTATGCCCGTATCGATCCAGGCGTCGTCTTCCGTGAAGTCCTGTTCGATATTGCAGTGATGCTTCACCTGCTCTTTAGTCAGCATGCGCGCCCCTTACTTACCTTTGCCTTTTCCTTTTGGATCGGGGTCTTTATCCGGTCCCGGTTTTTTGGCGCCAGGTTCTGCGGCATTACCGCGTGCCACCAGCTCGCGACCATGCTGCTCCAGCGTCTCGAACTCGGTGCCTTCAGTAAGCACGCTGCCTTCAAAGTAAATGGGCTTGATAGCGATCAGCTTCATGGCTGTCTCCTTAAAGGAAAAGAAAAGCGGCCCGCAGGCCGCCGTTAAGGATTACGCACCGCCACCTGCAGCAGGCGCAGTGAAGGCTCCATAGATAAACGCTTCCGGCCGTTTCACCGCCAGCGCCAGACGCTCTTCGCAACGAATTGAGATCATGTTTTTCTCGAAGTCGTCGGCGTTCTCAGTGGAGATCACCACGTTGGCATCTTCACGGTCGAACAGCTGGGCCGCGGCGTTGAATGCTCCGGTCAGGAACTTGCCCTGGAATGCTGCGGCTTCGGTCGCAACCACTGGCAGGCCCCACAGGGTTGGCCCGGTCAGGGACGCCGGGTTCGCCAGGATATAGCGGCCCAGCGTGTCCTTGGTGAGTTCAATTTTCGCCCAGTCGATAAAGTGCAGGACGTGGCCGGAAGCAGGGAAGCGCGCCAGCTGCGCCTGCAGCATTGCGAGGCGAAGATCATCGATGCCGTTCTGCTGCTCAACAGTAAAGGCAGCGTCATAAGCAGACGCCTGCGGGACGATGCCTTTCAGGTGCGCGCCGGTACCATCGCCGAAGAGAATCTCCTGCTCTTCGACATATTTCAGGCCGTAACGCATTTCAGCGTCGATAGTGGACTGCAGCTGTGCAAAATCATCCAGGATCTGTTTGGACGCCTTGAACATGTGCGCGATGGTGGTCACCGGAGTGATCTGCGTGGCGAACTGAATATCACTGTACGGTTTGGCGGTACCTTCCGGCACAACTTTCGCCGCATTGGTGAATCCGGTCTGCTGCACCCAGAAGATGGCTGGCGCCGAGGTGCGGCCCGGAGCAATCAGATCCCGGATGAAGAGGCGCTGCTTCGGCGCGGTATCAATACCCGGCAGGCGCTGCGGCTCGACCACGCCGGTTGCCACGTCAGTGGAGATCAACGCAGCATTAACCGGAACGCTGACGCGCTTGCCGCCTTCAACGCTTGCCGCGAAAGATTTTAGCGCTTCGCTGCTGATAACGGTCTGGCCGACGGTCTCGATAATTTTTGCAGCGCTGGCCAGTGGCATCTGAGCTACCTGCTGCTCAATTTCACCCACCGAAGATTTTAGCAACTTCAGCGCATCGTTCAGCGCATTGTGCTCAGTGGCAATTTTATCTACCGCCTCTTTGGTCTGCGCTGAAAGCTGTCCAGAGTTTTTAGCCTCCTTCAGCGCATCCTCGGCTTTCTGGCTGAACGTGCTGGAAACTTCTTCCAGCTTCGAGGAGACTTTTTTCAGTAATTCGTTAACTTCAGACATGGTCTTTCCTTATTGGCCGAACGCCGCCAGGGCGTCTTCAAGTTGTTTGATATTGTCAGGGTTGATTTCTTCGGTAGCGCCCGGCGTACCTTCAGGGATGGCAGCAGCGCCTGGCTTGCTGCCGGATAAAGCTTTAAGAAGTTTTCGACGCTCTGAGCGCGGCGTATCGGTTTTGGCCAGCAGCGCGTCAAGCTTGCGCAGCGCCGCCGCCGGACTGTCGTCGTCGTCGGCAATTTCATCAGCGGAAAGAAGGCTGTCAGCAAAGCCCTTCGCTACCGCGTCACTGCCGCCGATATAGGTTTCGCCATCCATCATCTTGCCGATAGTGTCGGCATCAAGACCGCTGCGCGCCTGATAGATATCGCTCATCGCGTTATCAAACGGCTCCATGTCAGCGGCGATCTGCGCCAGGTCGTGACGGTTGCCCATCGCGTAAACCCAGCAGTTATGGATCATCAGGAATGCACCGCGCCCAATCTGCACGTCGTCACCGGCCATCGCGATGACCGACGCCGCCGACGCTGCCAGACCCAGCACCTTCACAGTGACCCTGCCTTCGTACTCGCGCAGCAGGTTATAAATCGCAAGGCCCTCGAACATGTCGCCGCCGGGGCTGTTGATGTTGACCGTTACGTCAGCGCCATTAAGGGAGCGAAGCGCCCCGGCAATGCGGCTGGCCGTCACCCCGTCGCCCCAATAGTCCGCGCCGATCACGTCGAAGATAGAAATGCTGTTGTCACCGTCACGGGCGGCGCGGATGCCGCCGTTCCAGCGCTCCATTGCCGCCGCTGGCAGGTCAGGTTTTTCGCGCGCAAAAGGTCGCCCCTCCGGCGCCGCCGGAAGGCTTTTAATTGTCATGGATGCTCCTAAGCCGCTTGTTTCAGCGGGGACTGTTCGAAGGGGATGTCGGGGAATACGTGGTTATGAACCTGTCGCAGCGCGAAAGCCTGTGCTGCCTGATTGTTTTGTTTCAGGTCTTCAAGCGGCGTCAGGTTGAGCTGCACCGTATAAAGATCGCCGCCCTCAATCGGTGGCATGTTTTCCAGGCGGCGTACGTCGTTGCGGGACATCCAGCCGTTCTGCAGCGCACTGGTGTAGTAAGCAGCCCGGCCAGCGCTGTCGGCGCGCAGCAGGCCCTCAACTGAGAACTCAGCAAAGAGGTCCTCTTCGCCATTCAGCAGGCAACGGGAGATCTCCTGCTCGATATTCACCAGCAGCGGGCGCAGCGTGTGGGTCAGGAACTGGAGGTTCATTCCCTCGAGGCTCGACGCCCAGCTGCTTTGCTTCGAGGTATGCCCGACCATAAACGGCGGCACGCGGAACCAGCGGCAGATTTCCTCAATGCCAAAAGAGCGACTTTCCAGCATCTGCGCCGCTTCCGGGTTCATGGTGACGTTCTGATATTTCAGTCCGCCCTCAAGCACCATGATTTTCCCGGCGTTCCGGGAACTGGTGAACTTAGCCATGTACTGACGAAGCCGATCACGCTGATCATCATCCAGAGCCATATCAGCAGAGAGAAAGCCGGAACTCTGAAGCCCGTTTTCAAAAATTTTTGCTGCCGACTCTTCTACCGCCATCGCCGCACCAATTACATCCCGGCCGGAACTCAATGGCATCATGCCGCAAACACCATCGAGGCCAAATCCCCGGATGTGCATCAGGTTCTTTTCGGGAATTACGCGCTGCCTGCCGTCTTCGGTATAGGTGTATTCCAGCCGCCCGGTGTCCAGTCGCTTCACCACCATGTTCTGGGGCAGCAGTGGCACCAGCGACACCAGCTTATTGCCGATAAACAGTTTCTCGACAAACGCATTACCGCGCAGACAGATGCTGGCCACCACCATGAGCATGAACCGGGACGGCGTCATTTCCAGATTGGGACGGCGACAAAGCACCTGGTAAACCGGATGGTTCTGCGCCAGCTTGCGCGAGCCATCAGCCTGCCGGGTGTAAATCTTAACCGGCAGCGTGGACACCGACTCGCTCAGAAGCCTGACGCAGGCCCAGACTGCCGAAAGCTGGATCGCCCGATCTGCCGTGACGACCTTGCCGCTGCTGCTCGTGCCGTACCACTCCTGCCAGAACGTTCCGGTAGTCAGGCTGATGGGCACGCCCAGCCAGTTGAGCAAGGCACTTTTTACCTTGCCCGGCTGCTTACTTTTCTTCATCAGAAACCTACCATGATTGGATTTTCAAAGAAGCCGCTCAGATCCTGAGCATCATTACCACCATTGACCAGCATCCGGCTTTTAGCCGTAAACAGTGCAACCGGTCCGTCAATTTTGTTTTCAGGTGTGGACTTGTTCGGGAAGATGTTGTCGTTTTTGTCCGGCTTAACCGTGACGTTTGACATCATCCACCGCATTACGGGGTTGTCGTCATGGTGGAACTTGTTGCCGTAAATCTCCGCCTGCACTGATTTCATGGACTCAGAAAGGTTTTTGACCGTCTGTGCGACTTCCACCAGCGGCAAGCCTTCCTCCGCAAGTGACAGGCTGAACTGCACGGCGCTCCAGGGATCGAAAGCAATCTCCTTGATGTTCTCGCCCTTCACCCACTCCACAATGTCGGCTTTAATCATGCCGTGATCGATAACGTCCCCGTCAGTCAGCTCGAGATATCCGGCGTCGGCCCACTTCCTGTAAAGCTCTGCAATATGGGCTGGCGCTGTTTCCAGTCGCCCTTCCGGGATCCAGAAGCGTGGCTGCATATGAGTTTCACCTGCAGGATCGCGCCAGGCTTTCACCGCTGCACAAATATCGATTTTGTTGGCGAGGTCGACCCCCACCCACAAAGGCCACGCCTTACGCTCAGCTTCTGAAGCAATACCCGGCATTTTTGCCCAGCGGTCCATGTCCATCCAGGCGCTCTCGGCAGTTACCCAGATGTTCAGATGCTTGGTAAAAAAGTTCGGCCGCGCCGCGACCTGCTCCTTTGCCTTTTTGGCAAGGCGGCGCATGTCGTCCCAGCGCTTACAGATACCGAGGCCGGGGTTAGCTTTCGGCCAGTTGGCCTCGTCAAAGGGATCGTCGCCTTCGTCGAGGGTATAAATCAGGGCAAAATAGGTGTCATCTTCCACCACGCCGCGCAGCACCTTGATGGCGTAATCCCGCTGCTCGTAACAGATGCCCTCTTTATTGGTACCCGCCGTCGTTATTGCGAAAAGCAGGGACTGAAGGCGCGCACCGGTAGCTGTTTCCAGAACGTCCCAGACATCACGGGTACGGTGAGCGTGCAGCTCGTCGACAATGCCGCAATGTATATTCAGGCCGTCGAGGTTATTCGCATCGCTGGAGAGCGGTTCAAACTTAGAGGCCGAACGCTCCTGGTGAATGTTGAGCTTAACGTGACCAAAAAGACGCCCCAGCGTGCGGGGGGCTTTCTTGATCATGTTCTTGGCATCATCAAAAACAATCCGCGCCTGGTCGCGGGTCGTGGCGGCTGAGTAAACCTCAGCGCCTCCCTCGCCGTCGGCGCCGGTCATGTACAACCCAATGCCAGACGAAAGTGTGGATTTGGCGTTTTTACGCGCCACCTCGTCATAAGCCGTACGGAAGCGGCGCACCATGACCGTATCACCGTCATCATCGATCACAGCCAGGCCTGTCATCTCATCAATCAGCGGAACGACGAAACCAAAAATGTTGATCAGGATAAAAACGTGCCAGGCCATCAGCGTGATCGGCTTGCCTGCCAGCGCCCCTTTAACGTGTGGGACGAAATTATAAAAATCGAGGATGTGCTGGGCGCGTTCCTCACTGAAGTAGATGCCGCGCCCAGGCCCATGCTCTAAATCATTAAGAAATCGCTGGCACGCCAGGCGCACCAGTTCGCCAGCAACAATCTCGCCAGACAGCACGCGCTCGGCGTACTGAATACCTTCCGAAACCGTTGCCATTCATCATTTGCGCTTTTTAAGAAATTCATCCAGTGGATCGGCCTCAGCCGGGCCTTTAGCGCCAACCTTGGACCGGCTGGCCGGGGTCATGCCGAATTCAGCGAGCATTGCCCTGATGCGCTTCCACGCATCGGCTTTCATCACTGCCGCCGGGTGCGGCTTAATCATCCTGATTTCCCGCTCTTTCCCTTCGTCCGGCTCATCCTCGCTGTAGACGGCGTAGGTGTAACCTTCCCGCTCTAACGTCTCGCAGTGATTCCGGTACTCTGTGTAAGCCTCGATCAGCAGTTCAAGTGCTTTACCGTCCAGGGTCGTCATCACCCCGACAGCATCAAGCTCTTCGCCAATTCGCTTAAACCAGTACTTCCCCATCTTGTCGAAATGCTTCGGAACTGGGGGTACCCCAGAAGTGGGTTTAGGCTCGTCTTTGTTGACAGCTCGTTTTGATGGGTTCCCCTTCACCAAAGCCAGATGTGTCGGGGTTTTCGGTGGTCCTGGCATAATCGAAAACTCCTATTAATCGATGGTGGGGATCCCCATAAAAAAGTTTTCTAACCTGCGGCGGTGTGAAAAAAGGTTAGGCGGCGGTCCTCAGCAGGCAGGGGCCTGAACTTTTGACCCGCCCTCCCCCGGTAGTGAGAATTGCTATCATTCACATCAAGATGATTACATTTGAAATCATTTTGCATTACATCAGTCGAGATGGAAGTCATCACTGAGGTTGCGTCGCCGCGCGCTACTGGCATTGTGCGGACAGGCGCTGGAGTTATGGCCTGACTGACCGCAGTAACCGCAGCGCAGGTTCGCACGGCGGGCTGAGCCACCCCATGTCTTTGGGCAATTCGCTACGGTGTGCAGCGTCGAGCCGCAGTAGGTGCAACGCGTATAGCTCATCGGGTTCTCTCCGTCGCGGTCTTGCGTTTATGGCATGGCCAGCACAGCGATTCGAGATTGCTGTCTTCGTCTGTGCCGCCGTGAGCTTTCGGGATGATGTGGTCGACCGTTTCCGCAGGGCGTGGCCTGCCGTTGCGCAGGCACTGCTGGCAGATGTGTCGATCACGCTTAAGAATGCGGACGCGGATGATGTCCCACTTACTGCCGTAGCCACGCTGATGGCGGCTCAGTCCGCGCTGATGCTGCTGCCACCCTTCGTTACGGTGCGCCTCGCAATAGCCGGAACGGTCTGTGGTGGTGCCGGAACATCCACGCTTACGGCAGGCGCGAGGGATAGCTGCTGGCATATTGTTGGCTCCAATAAAAAAGCCACCAGCAACAGCCAGTGGCTCACGACTTAAAGACTCTTTTTGGTGCGCGTGCGGGCCGCATCAAAAAGCCCCGCAGAGGCGAGGCTTTTTGATTAACGAAACTTAGCGTTAAAAAATAAATTTGGATTCGATAATATTGTGAGCTAACTCTTGAACGTCATTAATGCTTTTCCTGATAGCAAGGTAATCATAATGAGCATTGTTTAATTGGTTCCACCATTCCTTAACATCAGCATTCTTAATCTGGCCCTCAGCAATAATCCAAGCCTTAACACACGTGCTACGAGCCTGCTTAAAAGCAATGAAATCTTCTTTTTGATTTTGCCTGTCTTGAGGAAAAGCGCGATACGGTAACGTGCGGGTTACATCTAGATATTCAGTTACCGCTCTTTTGAATTCTTGCTTAGCTTTTAACTTTTCTTGGTTTTTCCATGAATTCACAGCCAAGAAAGAAAAAAAAGCTGCAACAGCCGCAGCAATGGCTGAGACACTAGAAGCTAGCATTGAATAGAACGCGACCTTCTCTGGAGACATTGTTACCTCAAGGGGCTCTTGAAAGCACTGAACACAAACATTATCACAGGCACTCAGTGAATACCTGCTGTAATACATTACCCCCTACAGGGGATATTTGTGATTTATCCGCTATAGCCATTACGATGAGTCTGCCCATAGTGATGGCTATAAAAAACCGCCCGAAGGCAATATGAATTAATTTCACGATGAGATGTGTTTAAAAACATCGGTAACGCCCACAAATGACCATTACCCTTGTTGGGTTTATGGAGCGATAAAATGTTACACACAGTTCATTTTCTTACGCCAGTTTCTGCTGCAACTGTTATCAACTTACAAAATTGTTGTTTGGGAGCTTTGCAGCAAGGCGCCACCGAGATAAATATTCATTTATCCAGTCAAGGCGGCGATACGGCAGCAGGGTTCTCAGCATATAACTTTCTTAAATCACTTCCTGTAACCTTAAGAACTCACAACATCAGCAATGTTGAGTCAATCGCAAATATCATTTTTTTGGCAGGCTCTGAGCGCTCGGCCAACCCGATATCACGCTTCTTGCTTCACCCATTGCTTTGGGGGTTTGGATCTCCCTTCGCTGATCATGCACGACTACGCGAGTATGGGAAATGCCTTGATAATGACCTGGAGCGCTTTGTCGACATCTTCAATACTGAAATCGGTACTACCCATAACTGGAGCTCCTTGGTAGATAACTCTACCATTCTGAATGCTGAACAAGCTATTGAACATGGGATTACCCATACAACAGAACAGGCCAGACTCGCATCTGGTGGTGTTAACTGGTGGGTAACTCTCTAATGTTTTTAATTCCTGACCTGGTGCTCAGCGCAAATTAACCGTGCTGAGCATATTTTGATGTTTATTTCAGACACTGCGTCTGCACATACTCCTGCAGCCCAGTCAGTTGCAGGGTAACGATTTCGATTCGCTCTCTGAGGGTGAAATAATACCGTTCAGCGGAGTCAGTAAGTCGGGGGCCGGTACCATCATCCATGCTGGTGGTGCTGGTCGCTCCGTTCGTGGTGCATCTGGCGTTGAGCTGCAGCCGACGCTTGCCAGTAGCAACATCGCGCTCAAGCTGATCAATAGTGGCTTTTGCATCCTGCAGTTCTCCGGTGTATTTGGCATCCAGCGCAGCGACATCACGCTGGCGCACCTGCATATCGTTGATGGTGGCGTTTGCCAGTTTCAGGTTTCGCTCTGCGTCGTCAGCACGCTTCTTCTCATCAAGTACCTGACCGAGCAGAAGGTGAATAACCAGCAGGGATAAAATCAGCTCGATGCCGATTATCAGCCAGGCTTTAGAGGTCATGTTTGCTCTCCGCGAGGCACATCGAGCGCTCCATCTCGCGCCGGTTCTGGAGGCCTTTCCATTTCATGCCACCAGCGTAAACCCAACGGCGCATTTCTTCGCACGCACCGTCGTGATCACCTTTGTTCAGCTTACGCAGAAGCGTGGACTTCGAGAACGCGTCAGAACCAACGTTAAAGACAAAGCTGTAAAGCGCGGCGCGCTGATACTCGCCCAGCGGCACCCTGACCAGATTGTCTACTGTACGCTTGGCCGGCTGGAGGTCTTTCCAGAGCAGCTGGTCACACTCGCGATCGGTGTAACTCTTACCCCTGACGATATCCCGCCCAGTATGCCCGTCGCACACAGTCCACACCCCGGCGACGTCTTTATAGGCCTCGTACTTGCGCCCTTCGACGCCATCCTGCCCACCGAGGAAAAGTGAGGCAATCAGCATTGCACCGCCACCAGCTGCGGCGATCAGTTTATTGCGAAGGCTGCTGGTCATCGGCATATCATTCATCTCCAACTTTCACAGCAGGACCGTATTTCTCCAGCGCTTTAACCTGCGCATTGGCGACCTTGCGTTTGAAATACCAGTTAATGAGTCCGGTAACGATTATCCCGGCAATACCTGCCAGTACGCCGATGGCGCTCCATTCGTCAGGACTCAGTTTTGTGAGGACGCCGTTCAGGATGGTTCCTCCTGAGGTGCCGAGGGCGACTCCGGTGACAAGTTTGCTCATACGGGACATTTCTCTCACCTCGCCAGGATGCGGGTGCTGTGTGGGTAGGGCTCAGGCTCGCCGGATGAATTAACGACAGACCTTGATGGGGGTTTCCGGGAGCCTGAAATAAAAAAAGGCCTGCTTTTCAGCAGGCCTAACTGAGTTTAAATCTAAGTAGGTAGGCATGTTACCCAGCTACCATTCGTATTGCAGCCGTGTCGAGCAGCGTTACTGACCGGTCAGGATGTCCGGTTAATGGTCATGGACTGGCACACGATTAAATAATAGCACTACTAACGAAGCGCGAATAAAAAAAGCCCGCTTTCGTAAGCAGGCAATATTTAACCAGGTATTGATACTAAGACAGGTGCCGGGTGCCTCCCGGTGACTCGTTACCAGTTATACGAGCCGCAAGCACATATACGTTAACTGGATTGCCCCACCGCACAGGCGGATTCACCACGGTTAAATCTAGTCGGATTCGAAGTGAAGCGCCAATTTAAGCTTTAGCAATTAGGCGGTGATAGCGGCCCATGCAATACTTCAGCCTCGCCGTCATTGCAGATGTCATCACCCTGTGTGAGATGCCATACACCCGTTATGATTCGGCCCGTTTCGAGATCTTCGGTTTCGTCGTTGGTGTAGTAGGCGACCTGAATCCTACCGTTGTGCTGTATCCAGTAAAAACCTTCTTTCATATCATTCCCTCCCTTTAACTAAAGGGAGTGTAACTGTCTGAACTCAGGCTGGGGTTAGAAATTCTTAAGTATGTCTGTAGACATACTTAGCTCAGCCAGTTGAGATTCGGCGTCTGCCTCAGAAATCGGATCGGGTATTTAGTCACCTCTTATTGCCGCGAGTCCTCTCATAACGAGGGGAAACAAAAAAGGCCCCCGCAGGCAGCCTTCTAAAATGACAAACCCCGCCCTAGCGAGGTTTAGGTATCGTTTTAAGTCCGTGGCGTAGAAACCACTCTTAACAGGTTACGATATTTTTTGCGTACGCGTGAGCGTTTAGGTAATATTTTTCTGAAAATGAACAATAAAATGGATTACCTAGATGGCTACTTTGGATGCATTCAACAGAGTGATAACACATCATACTGTTACAATTGATACTCGATTCCGCACGCAAAAAATTGATAGTAACGACAAATCACAGTGTATTTGCCCTGTGCCTACAATGCTTGAACTCGCGCCGATGATCAGAGCGGTTGTAGGCATGAAGCATACTTATGAAAAGGGTGATATGGTTCTCACTTTGCAAGATGTTAAATTTTACCACCCCATTAAAGATAAAGCTGCCACTCACTTATGCCTACTTGTTAACGTAGTAGATAAAAATGGTAGTACGACTGTCCTAAAGAACATCACTACAGATAAGCGCACTGAAATTTCACCAAATCATGAAGAGGGTGAAGGCTATGAGGTATCTTCGCATATTATAATTTCATTTAACGGTAAAATGAGAACTTATGATATGAGCTACATGCCAATACCTGGCGTTTCCACCGCTAGAATTAATGGTTTTCTTGACCGAGTTCTTTTTGAGGTAGCCAGAAAGAATGAAGCTCACTTTACGTCTAAATCTGTTACAAATGAAGTCTCAGATAAAACCAAGATACCGGTAAAGATATTATTCAAACCTGTTTTTGAAATATCAGGGAAACTAGATCAAGAGTTATTTAATAAAATCAATAGTGAAGGCTTGTCTGATGTTATCCTCGTGAAAAATGAATACAGAACAATAAACGCCCCAGATGTAAACGCTGCTATAATACCCAGAGAAAGTACGTTACGAATCGTACCAAATCATGATAAAAATGACGTACTTGGTTGGATTCGTTCTGTCTCAGATTATTTCAAAGATGATAACCATGGCGGTTACGATATTATTAAGGTGAAATTCAAAGAACCAGACACTGGCTTTACTCGCCAAGTTGATCTGCAAACTGCAAACATTCGTTTGGATGGCCTTGAAAAAACATTTATCAAAAAAAGCACACTTAACGGTTTTTCTTCGCGTTTAAAGGATTCCTATGATACGATGAATATTGAAATTACCAGGAAAATCATAGAGCATATGTGAGGAGAACATGATTACAATTTTTTCGCATTTACTCAAACCATTTGGATACCTTTTCATTAAAGGTATTAATGGTAAAAAAGCATATGATTGGTATGCTCCGGCTGCTCTGACGGCTATTTCATTAATTTACTTTTATTTTCTTAAAGTGCCATCATTAGACCTAATTAAAGATGGTGGGTTTGTAAAAACCGCATCATCATTTATATCAAATCTTCCCGGGTTTTATATTGCTGCGCTTGCTGCTATTGCCACTTTCAATAGAGAAGAAATAGACTTCCCTTTAATTGGGTCAAATGGCGCCCCTTTTATCAAAGTGACTCGCACAAAAGAAAACGGAAAAACTGTTGATACACAAGAAAAACTTACCAGAAGGCTATTCCTGTGTATGTTGTTTTCTTTCCTAACAGCACTAAGTTTATGTATATTAATGTTAAATGCTTTTGCTACGCCACTGACAGGTACATATAACAATGATATAGCAAACTGGAGCTATATCATTGTCTTCTTGTTTTTTACATGGCAAATGTTGGTATCAACATTTTTTGGACTTTACTACTTAGGTGACAGAATACATATCAACTAAACATAACCTTGGGATTTATAAACATTGTTACTCCCTCAATAAATCCCAGGGCAGTTTGTAGTTCCTTCCTGATAGTACCGTCTGAACACTTTCGTTTCTTCGCGATTGAACGCAACGAGATACCTATAATGAAGTGCGCTATAACCAGTTCATATTCTTCCGGCTTATATTTTTTCAGGCGTGCGACACAACCGTCAATCATCATCCCTTCATCATCATCACATTGCAGGCGTGACTTCTTACCGTGTGGCAGCAACCCCTTAAAACCAGCCGCAATAGGTTGCCAGTCGACTCCACTGCTATCAGCAGCCGCCCAAGCTCCCCAGCGGTCCATTACTTCATAAATGTCACGCATGTTATCTCCACTGTTCATGCTAATACTCCAATTGCTAGAGCACGATCTAAAAACCGAAACAGCAGCGTTAACTGGTCGCCGTATTTCGCTTCAAATGCCACAGGGCCAGCGTGCAACTCGTCGTGATGCTCTCTGCACAGAGGTATCACAAACAGGTCATGCGCCTTTGTACCCATTCCACCCTGCCCGTGGCCAATCAGGTGGTGGGGATCATCTGCCGGGTTGTTACAGCACATGCACTGCTGCGTCTTAACCCAACGAGTGTACTTCTCGTTTTCCCAGCGGAGGCGTTTCGGCTTGAGCATGAAGGACTCCGGGGTTTCTGGATCAACCTTCACCGCCACTATCTTTTTTGCTTTCTCCTGTAGCAGTTCTACCGCTGGTAACGATGGGGTTATGTCACTTTCGCGCATGACAGATTGCATGGGTTCTGGCTGCAGCCTCAGGGCCCTGATTGCCATACTTTCCGGGATAACATCTGCCAGCCCCTGCTTTACCAGCCACCAGCAGAACTCTGGCAGCGTAAGCACGTGGTCTTCACTGAAGCCAAGTTGACCGCTTACGGTCTTCAACAGCCAGGATACCAGGTTTTTACGGGCAATGCCTGCCAGCCTTTCAGTGGACTGATCACGCAACTGGTTATCACATCCCCAGCACAGAAGGATGCTGCCGGGTTCGTGTCGCATGATGGTGAAATCGCTCGCGTGCCAGTCGTTATGAGGCCACTGACATTCTCTTTTTTTCATCAACCAGGCATCGAGAACAGACAGGCCACCAGCTCGCTGGATAACCCTGGGGTTTTCGAAAACCTCCTGCAAACTGGCATCCTCTGACAGAGGCTGATGGGAATGTGGTAAGGCGCCGGAAGGCATATCTGCCAGCTGCTCACCGGGAGTTTCGATAACAACGCGCCCCTGACGGAACAGCCACATCAGCTCGCTACCAGGGCGAAAAAGCACAACCCCTGCAATGGGTGCAATTTCAGGTGTCAGTAATGCCCTCACGATTTTGGCTCCGTCTTAAGCCCATGAATGGCTATAGATATCTCAACCTTTCCACCTAGTACCTGAGGTCCCCACTCCACCAGCAGTCTCTTAACTTGGCTATCGTCCTCCCAAACACCGGCATGAGTTAGCGCATCGAACAACGCTTTGTTGTAGTTGTCGATATCACGGCGGCGCGCGTCTGGTGGATAGAGGACGATCTCTACAGCTGCTGCTGCCGCTGACGGTTTCGGAAGGCGGCGAAGCTGTTCAATGATGGCGGCACATGCTGCGCTCTGGTATGCCCTGCCCTTTGCGCTGATAAGATGCCGACCTTTGAGCGGCCCGCTGTTCGGGGCGCGCCAGTACGTGTTAACGCTTGGCGGAAAAGGAAGGATCAGCTTCATGGTTTAACCCCGCGTACTTCCAGCCAGGCGACTGCAATTTCTCTGGCACCCTGTTCACCGTTAACAAGCGCCTTGATGACCGATGCAGCATCCATATCACATTCAGATTTGAGGACGGTTATTCCCCGCGCCACGCCAGGCGCAACGGAGATGTACCCCTTCTTCTGAAGTGATTTCACATGGCCTGCAGCGGTGTTTCCTGATGAACAGCCAATCAAACCAGTAAGCTCTGATATCGTTGGCGGAAACCCAGTGCGCTCTTTGTAGAGGTTGATGGCATCCAGCACTTCACTCTGACGTGGTGTTAATCCGATCATGACTCCACTCCATAGCGCCCATTCAGGCGTCCAATTTCACTGTTAAACTTCACCAGTCTCATGAATTTGCCCCCCTGAAACCCGCAGGAATTTTGCTGTAATCGGTGCCCTGGAACGAGGATCGGAATACGCCGTCTTCGCGTACCCACTCCCCATTTACTCGTGCCGGACGATTAGCCTTGTGCCAGCCGTTTGCTGATTTCAGGTAACCTGGAAACTTCGACGGCTGGAACAACGTCTGTGGCCGCAGGTAGTCAGACATTTTCAGATCGTCTCCCCATTTGGCGTTGCAGTAGTCCACCACCAGCGACAGCTCTTCCACGGTGAACCCTTCGCCAATACGGGCACGGATGTTTTGCAACGAGGTGGTTGAAACCTGATAACGGGAGTTGGTTACGTGGTTCAGGTGAACCAAAACCTGTTTCGCCTGGTCGGTGATCAACACATCACGGTCGGGTTGCGACGCAACCGGACAAGAAGGGGTTTTATTCTCTGTGGTACTCTCTGTTGTATTCTCTGTAAGAACATCAGTGCATTTTGACCTGATGACAGCGGTTCGTTTTGACCCGGTGGAGCGTTTCACACTGACCTGTTCCATTAGTTCATTTTGACCTGATGGAAGAGCGCATTTTGAACTCCTGGATTTAGTCACTTTGACCTCGTCTAAAAGCTCGCTTTCGTAGTTGATCGTGTAGTAGTTCGTCATGTCGCGCTGGGACTTGTTTAGCTGCTCAATTTTAAGCACGCCGAGGGTCTTCAGGCGGGTGAAGGTGCGCTTCAGAGTGGACTCAGACCAGAACGGGAACTGCTCCAGCCACTGCTCGTTGGTGTTATAAATCCAGCGCACGCCGTCGCGCTCCAGACCGGAGTTTGTCTCTTTGAGCCAATAGTTCACCTGCTGCAACGCAATCGCCTCATTGAGGCCAATGCTGTAAGCAAGGTCAGGGTTGATCACTATTGGCCGGGATGGCATTAACAGGCTCATGGCAGTCCTTTAACTCTGTAAATTTGCGCTGGAATTGCTCAAGAGGGCTGAAGCACTCATGTTCGTAACCTTCGCGAAGGTATATAACGCGTCGGGAATCTGGCTCCCACCGGATAACCCGTACCGGGATACCTCGCTGGTCTCTGAACCTGCGGTCAACTTCAGCCATTCTTCGCGACCCTTCTCGTTCATCAGAGCAAATGCGGCTACCATTCCTGCACATGGCTGGTAGTTGTTGTCTCCGTTCTCACCAGGTACTATTTCCACATAGCCGAACGGGACGCTCTTACCCACCAGCGGAAGGCATCTAAATTGCTTAGCTGGCCTGAATCGGTTTAAACTGTTCATGCGTTAGTTTCTCCACTTAAAGAACCGGCGCACCAGACGCCTCGAGCTGCACACTCGGGGCGTCACCTTTTCTGCCGGTTGAAACAAATACGTCTACTGCCTGATCCGATATCCCTGCCCCGTACAGAGCCATAAATCCTAAGAAGCCATGAATCTGGTGACGCAGTTTCTTATTGAACAAATCAGACAGGGTCTTGTGTTCTTTCGTATCAATCACTCCATCAGCTACCGCAGCCATCTTCGCGTAAGCCAGCTCACCAGCAGCTGCTGTTGCCTTCATATCGATCTCATACAAATCGACGTTATCGATGCTATCGGGGGCCGGAATGTCCACCAGCAGTTTCCCGCAGCGTGCTGCAAAGTACTCAGCCAGATGAGAGGTGTTCGAAATTGACTGCATCTTTTCAAGTTCAGCCAAGGTAAAAAAGCGACTGTTGCACTTCTGGTACATATGGTTGTGAAACTGATCAATGGTCATACCGAGTTCGGCTGCCATACCGACACGACCATTTTTATGTGACTTACACATCAGGCGAATCGCTGTGTTTACGCTGTCTACCATTTTGCTTTTCCTTTGGTAGTTATTTTTAGGCCGCTGGTTCGGTAGATTGCAGCGGTGGGAAAACATCATCGATACTTACATTTGCGCCAAAATGATTAAGGGCAGAAACGATGGCGCGGCACTGATCGATGTTCATTTTTCTCTTGCTGTTTTCGTAATGACAAACAGCGCCTTTTGTCACTCCAAGGACATCTGCTAAGTGCCCCTGAGTGATGCCTAACTTGGTTCTAATTGCTCGAAGGTTATTCATTTCACTCTCCTGTTCACAATAAGAATATACATTTTGTATCTTTAATTCGCAAGATAGATATACGTTTTGTGCCTCGATTAAAAGTATACAAGTTGTATTATCTGGGTATGACTATGAAATGGTACGACTTGGCTAAAACCCTGATGAAAAAACAGGGGGTAACTCAAGAGCAGCTGGCTGAACACCTTGGTATCACCAAAGGTGCTGTAAGCCATTGGCTGAATGCCCGGCGTGAACCCAGCCTGGGGGAGATCGCGCGAATCCTTGAGTTTCTTGGTAAGAAAAATTTTTCCGTTGGAGCGGGTGGCTTAATCATGGATGAGACTCTTAAAGGGGATGTTGAGTATGTGGGCCGCTATAAACCTGGCAAGAAATATCCGGTGTTAAGTAGCGTCAAGGCAGGAGCTTGGGGTGAAGCCGTCGAAGCTTATACCCTGAAAGATATAGACCAATGGCTTGAGTCAGATGCTCATATCCAGGGAGATGCCTTTTGGCTAGAAGTGGAAGGTGACTCTATGACCGCGCCAGTCGGGCTGAGCGTTCCTGAGGGTACGTTTGTCTTGTTTGACACGGGTAGAGAACCAGTAAACGGAAGCCTGGTTGTTGCAAAACTTTCAGATACAAACGAAGCCACTTTTAAAAAATTAATTATTGATGGTGGTCAAAAGTATTTGAAGGGGCTTAACCCCCAATGGCCTCTAGTGCCGATCAACGGCAACTGTAGAATTATAGGCGTTGGCGTTGAAACCAAGCTACGTCTTATCTAAAGATTCCTTATAACCCAACCGTCTGGTTGGGTTTCGAAAATCGTATTCGACAACTCCCCCGAATAGTTGAACACCGAACTGCCACTATCCCTCTCTTTAGCTCAAGAAAGATACATAACGTTACCTTCCATTTTTTGTATACAAATCGTATTGACTACAATGAATACGTTTTGTATATTCAATTCATCAACAACAATCCTATGAGTAAGTAGAATGAGCACAAGCGCAAACAGAAAGATGATTGCTCTCCCTGAAGGGATGAAGTTCAGTCCTGTTTATAGCAAGTGCCCTAAGTGCGGTTGTGATTTAGAGAAGTGGCATGATTCCTCTGTAGAGCAGGTATCCGCCAATCAAGCAAAGAATCGTACCGGTGATACTGAATGCGCGCTTGAAACCAGTGCCAAGAAATCTCTGGCCCATTGCCTCTTCAACCACTGTGTATCGTGGATGGTTTTTCCATTCACCACAGCAAAAAAATACGCCGCCAAGAGAAATAAGAAGCGCGGAGTTAGTGGGAAGTTTTGGTAGCAGTCCGCCAGCAGTAGAGAGGAATACGACCGTGCAAATGACGATCAACACCTTGTACCAAACATCCAACTGAAGATTGGATAACGGATTGTTCATGATTTTCAATTTCTTGGTTGTGTGAGAACTCCAAGAATACCACCGAGCCTGACGTGGTGAAAAGACAGGCATTTTTTCAGTACGGCATATGGCACATGTGTCGTAGCGGTCCGGCAGGGTTTCTTTAAGCTACTTTCCAAGCCGGGTAGCCGGAATGTGCAAGCCAGGTACGAACCATGCCAGGGTCGTTTCACCAGCGTGGCGGTTAGGTGTGACACCTCGGAAGAGACGAGGGTGCAACGATGAGAGTATTGACGAGCAAGGCATAAGAGCTGGTTCAATTCCAGACAGTTCAATTAAGTTTGGAGGGTTGGGCAGAGAAAAGGTCCGTTCAATTCGGACACCGGCAATGCTCTCAACGTTGTGGTGAACGCACAGGCTCATGTGCAGCGGACTTTTAATCCGTGCGGGTACTGGCACAACCAGCCCGAAAGCCGGAGATCGGCACCGGCCACCACAACCAAATCACGTAGCCAGCGTGGTAACCCGTAGTAACGAAAGCTGTGTGTAGTCTTGGCGGTCGGTAATTGTGAATGTCCTTAATGCCGACCGCCCATTTTCACAGCTGAAAGCGCATTCCTTAATCCATCAGTTATGGGTGACAGGTGTGAAATGCTGGAGTGCGCTTCCAGATGTGTGGAGAACTAACCGGCGATGGCAGTCGCCCGCTTCATTAAGCGCCCTACCCTGGGTGCTTATTAAAGCGAACCAAAATCATTTTTCTCGCCGTAAGGCGCGGGATTCGTGCAACCAAAATTCAGCGTCGTGCAGGACGCTTATATAACGGAGAAACTAACCATGACGAACGCACAGACCGTCACCGAGTTACAACCACGCATGACCAGAGAGCAGTTGATCGACGCTGCCCGTAAAGCAGCCCCTCTCCTTCCCCCGGCTTATCGCGGGATCATGACCGAACTGGCTAACCGTCTGGACTATACCAGCGTCGCTCTTTGTGAAGCCATGGCACAGCGTAAAGAGCTGGCCACACAGAACACTACTCTTCGTGAAGACGTAACAAGCTGGGCCAGAGAGTGTGATCGCCTCGAAGAGCGGCTCACCAAAATACCAACCAATATGCACTTACTAGAAGCGCAGCGTGAATTACGTGAACTGCCTGCGCTGGTCATTTGCCTCAATAACGAGGTGGCTCTCTAATGGCTAACTCATTCAAGCAGATGTCCCGCGATGGGACTATCAAGCGCACTGATACCGGGATGTTCATCAGCCTCGACGATATCCACGTTCGCGCAGGTTTCAACAAGCGTCATGACGACGATGAACGAACCATCCAGGCAGACGACGAACTGTTTACCTATCTGATGAACGGTGGTTCGGTTCCTCCATTGGAAGTTATCGCACGTGATGAAGGTGGTGTTTGGGTCGTTGAAGGTCATCGCCGTCGCCGTTGCTATGAGCGTTGCCGCACCGCGGGTAAACCCGTCGACCGAATTCACATCATGCCGTTCAACGGTAACGATGTTCAGCGCCTCGCTCGCATCATGACCAGTAACAACCAGCTGCCACTTTCTGATATTGAGCAGGCTGCGGTTATTCAGGAGTTGCATAACGCCTTTAACCAGACCACCAGCGAGATTGCAAAGCTGGTCAACAAGTCAGTCTCTACGGTTGAAAAATTACTGACGCTCAGTACCGCAAATTATGACGTACAGCAGGAAGTTAAATCCGGGGCCGTCTCCGTAGATGTTGCCGTTGATCGCGTAAAAGAGTACGGCGAAAAAGCTGGCGAGGTGCTGCAGCACGATAAAGCTGTTGCTGCCGCCCAGGGTAAAACGAAAGTTACCCGCAGCGCTATCGCCCCAGAACTCAGCATCAAGAATGCGCGTCGTTTCGTGGAACTGATGGCCCAGGCTGAAATCAGTGACGAAGGTGTGTTCACCATCCAGGGTGCTGCGCTGGCCGAAGCTCTGTCCATTATCGACGAACACAAAGCAATTGCTGAAGCCCGTGAAACATATCGCCTGTCTCAGCCAATTCCATCAACCGAAATTCGCGGGCGAACGTTGATCGTTATGTTCGACGGAAAAGAAATTGGTTCGGCCTCAATTTATCGAGGTAAGAACGTCTGGTTGAATATGGGTGATAAAACCATTGTCGCCAGTCAGTCGAAAGCCGTAGCCCACTTTGTTAAGCAGTACAAACTTCAACAGGGAGCAGCCCAATGAGAAATGCTATCGACGCTCACCTGACCGATGAAGTGATAAATGCTGCTTTCGAGAACACCAACTTTGGGAGAACTGATTTCCGTACCATCCTGGCTGAGACTGTCATGAAACGTGCCGCTGGATATCACTCAGGATGGACAGCAACAACTATCTGCACGCATCTCAAGCTGCTTGGTAAACAAGAGCGGCCGACCAAGCTCGGCCTAACATTCGCTTTTCATCACTACTACAAGCCATGCGTTCGTGAAGCGCTGATGCCAGCTAGCGCAATCAACACTCACTCTAACTTCGAAGATCTGTTAGCCGAAGGCATCATCAAAGAGGTTTAGGTGATGGAGAAGAATAATTATCTGAATAGAAACCCATGGTCGCAGTCAGAACTCAATTTCTTACGGGATAAGGCAGGCGTTATGACTCTGCGTGAGATAGCTTCTTCTCTCAATCGCACTTACGCATCAGTGCGCACTATGAGCACCAGAATATCTCTCCAACTGCGCAGTAATTATAAGCCCTGGACTACTGCTGACCTTCGGGAACTCAAAGACAAAGCGGGCAAAATATCAGCTAATGAAATTGCTTCGAGTCTTGGTAGATCACTCCACTCAGTTAAGGGTAAAGCGAGCATTCTTGGCATAAGCCTACTCTGCATTGGTGAACGCCACCATCTCGCCATATACAGCGATCATGATGTGTCACTTTGCTGTGCGCTACACGATGAAGGCATGGCACAGACTACTATTGCCGAAAAGATGGAAATTCCAGTCCATGGTGTGCATGCGTTTATCCATGGAAGGAGACTTACGCAGCAAGATGTCGCCTGGAGAAATCAGCAACGCAGTGAGGAAAGATGATGGAATTCACCAACCAGCAGTTAATCGTTCAGGCGCGTGAAGAAGTTGCTTTCTGGCGCGAGCGTGACGAGCTTATTCCGTCTCAGCAAACAGCTATACGCCTGCGCCTGGCTGAAATCACGCTGGCAGCGCTGACGGCAGCGGAGCCGGTTGCGTACATGATTGGCGGCCATTACTTAATGCACGCTCAGGACCCAAAAGTAGACAACTACTTTTCAGCCGTGCCGCTCTATGCAGCCCCGCCAGCGCCGGTAGTACCGGATGCAATTAGCACCAGGCAGGCAATATCGAAAATGGAAGAGTACGCGCCATGCGACTCTATCAACGTTGCGTTTAAATACGGCTGGAACGCCTGCCGCGCCGCCATGCTTCAAGGTGCCGAACCACGGCAAGCTGTTCGCAGTGATCATGCAGAATGGTCACAGTCTACGTTTGGCGACGTTGGTCCTGTTGGTCCGCTTAAGCACCTCTCGAAAGAAGCGCTGGAAGCAGCGGCCGAGCCTGGTGACCTCAGCGAGTGGGCTGATATGCAATTCTTGTTATGGGATGCTCAGCGCCGTGCAGGAATCACCGACGTACAGATTACCCTGGCGATGATTGAGAAGCTGGCGATCAACAAAGCTCGGGACTGGCCGGAACCAAAAGATGGCGAACCACGCCTGCATATTAAAAAAGCACCGCAGCAGGAGGACCCGCAAATAAAAAAGTAAACCGATATGGTAGTTGTTGTGACTGGTTCCGCAATGGTTGCGGGACATGTATTTTCAAAGAGTGACCGGGTGCAGCCGGTAAAGTGGAGAGCAATCCATGAGCGGACAAAGCCAACGTTTTCTTACTCCCGATGATCTATATCAGCTTACTGGTTATCGTCGCCCTTCTCTTCAGTGCAAGGCTCTGAAAGAGAGCGGTGTATTTTTTGTCCCGCGCAAGGATGGAAGACCCGGAACTACCTGGGATCATGTTTCCAACCCTGCGGGACTTAGGCTGGTAGTAAGCAATCCAGAGGAAGAAGAACCAAACTTCAAGGACATGTGCTAATGCCCAGAGCTCGTAAAAACCCAGAAGATAACTGGATGCCGCCCCGCGTTCGCCGGGGCAAGTCTGCCTATGAATTTCGTACACCAGAAGGCGGAACAGTCAGGCTATGCAATGCGGATTTGACCAAAGCGCAGGTCTGGTCGGCTTATGAAAATTTTATAAATGACACCAAGGTGGGTACTAATTTTAATGCTCTATGTGAGGACTTCTTTAATTCTGGGGATTTCCACGAGCTGGCAACCGAGACTCGTAAGGACTACAGAAAATACGGTGCAAAAGTAAATGTTGTGTTTGGCAAGATGAAACCAGACAACATCAAACCAGAGCATATCCGTAAGTATATGGACAAGCGAGGGGTAAAAAGTCGTGTCCAGGCGAACCGGGAAAAGGCTTTTATTTCTCGTGTATTCAGGTGGGCATATGAACGAGGCAAAGTGAAGATGAATCCTTGCCAGGGGGTGAAGCAATTTAAGGAAAAAGCCAGAACTCGTTATGTCACTGACAGGGAATACGAGGCTCTATTAAGCGTTGCTCACACTCCAGTGAAAGTGGCTATGGAACTTGCTTATTTATGCTGTGCCAGGCAGGGAGATATTCTGGACCTGAAAAAAAGCCAGATCCTCCGTGAAGGCATCATGATCCAGCAGAGTAAAACCGCAGTTCCCCAAATTAAAGCGTGGACAGAACGCCTTGATAAAGCAGTAAGGCTTGCTGAATCTCTCCCCCTAAATCCCGGCATGGTGAGTATTTTCCTGCTCCACCAGCCGTCTGGCTTGAGGTATACGAGAGATGCGTTCAATGCTCAGTGGAGTAAAGCCAAAGCACTTGCAGCTGAAAAATTCCCGGAGCTTGATTTCAAATTTACTTTCCACGATTTGAAAGCGAAAGGGATATCGGATCTGGAAGGAACGCTGAATGAAAAACAGGGAATAGCTGGCCATAAAAATGCGTCACAGACTGCACGCTATGACAGAAAAATACCTATCGTTCCGGTAGTCGGGGGGCAGTGA